AAGACGCAAAGCAAAAGATAGTTTTGGGCTATTACAATACTCAAAGAAAACTAGCAGAAGGAAAGCCGCTTGTATACGGAGAGGATCTTATATTTAATATAAATGATCTGGAAAACATGGAGCCTCGTAGTGCTAGATTTAGACCGAGGTAGCCATGCACCGTTTAATTCTGATTGCTCTTTTACTTTCTTCTTGCTCAACAGCAACCCATGACTTCCCTATAGACTTTCCTAACAGGATGCCTGAGGGACTGTTTCAAAACAACCTCAGAGACTGTAGGTCACAGCCTCAATGCTCTGCGGATCAACTATTTGATAGGTGGTAATATGAGAAAAACTTTGTTAGCTGCTTGTATAGGACTAGCTACAGCGGCTCAAGCCGATGATACATATGTTGATACTGTAGCAAGTATTATAAATAACAATTGTGTCGTTTGTCATAGAGAGGGCGGTATAGGCCCTATGTCTTTTGAGACTTATGAGCAGGTCAGACCTTGGTCACCTCTCATCTCATACAAAGTAGCTAACAGAGAAATGCCTCCCTATGCCTATGATCAACATATAGGTATTCAGAACCTTGAAGGGGATTGGAGACTATCACAGGATCAGATAGATTCTATTGTTAACTGGACAAACTCTGGATCGCCTTATGGTGATTCTGATATAGTTGTACAGCCTCCAAGCCTACCAAGTCTAGACTCTTGGAACTTTGAGCCTGAGTTTGGTGCGCCAGATCTTATTATTCCTTCATCACCCTATGACATCCCTGCCAATGGCAATGACCTATGGAGCAAAGAGTTCGTAGACCCTCAACTAGCTGAGTCACGCTGCATCAAAGCCGTACAGGTTAAGCCCAGAGGTGATGCAGCCGCTGTAGTACATCACGCTAATTCAGATGTATATGTATATGATGATGAAGGTGAACTACAACAGTATGGCCAGTTGACTGAGTATGCTATGGGCAAGTGGGGAGAGCTTATGCCACAGGGCGTATGCCGTACATTTCCTGCTAACTCTTTAGTGCGTTGGGATATTCATATGTTTCCCGGTGGCGTAGGAGCCACAGCAGAAGGAGATATGATTGAAGATAATGTTGTAGAGATTGGTCTTTGGTTTCATGAAAAAGACTACGAAGCTAACAACGATGTCTATCAACAAGACCTAAGGCTGTATCCTCTCCGCGAAGGCTATGAAAATGGTCATCTAATCATTCCTCCTAATGGCTATGCTATGACACAGGGCTTTCACAGCTTTGATCACCCTGTACGTATTGATAGTTTCCAGCCTCACGGACACCTCCGCATGAATGCTGCGTCACTAGAGATATTTAATCCTATGACAGGACGCACCAAGTCAGTAAGTCAGATCTCTAACTGGAGTGCCACATGGCATCACAGCCACATCTATGACCCCTCAGAGGCTCCTGTGTTGGCTTCTGGCGAGGTTCTAGTAATCAAGCAGTGGTATGATAATACCTCTGACAATCCCAACAACCCTGACCCAGATCAGTGGGTGTATGGTGGCAGCAGGACAGGAGATGAAATGTCTCACGCTTGGATTGCTGTTACTCACCTAGACGATCAAGGTTACCAGAAACTAATGGAAGAAAGATTTAATGGGGCTGATTGATTTACTTATAAAACACGAAGGCTTGAAGCTTGAGCCTTATCGTTGCACTTCAGATAAACTAACCATAGGCGTAGGCAGAAATCTAGAAGACTGTGGAATCACTGAAGAGGAGGCTATGTATCTTCTCAAGAATGATATCAAGAAATTTCATGAAGAACTAACCGAAAGGTTTTATTTCTACAGTTATCTAGATGGGGCTAGGAAGGATGCCATGCTAAATATGGCATTTAATATGGGAGTGCCAAGGCTTGCTAACTTTGTAAAAGCTCTAGACTTTATGTCTCAGAATAAGTACGACAAAGCAGCAGATGAGTTTTTAGACTCACGATGGGCCAAGCAGGTAGGCAACAGAGCCATAGAAGTTGCCCAGATGATACGCACTAACAAATACCCCGACTAAATTATAGTTGAAGTAACTGCTTGCATTTCTTTTTCTAAAGATATCGAAGCATCCTTAAATCGTCTGTTCATAAACTTATGAATAGTCTGGATTAGGGATGCTTCATACTTATCCTCAAAGATCTTTTCTATCTCTTCAAAGGGCAGCTCAGCAAACTCACAGTAGATGTTACCGTCAGTTCCTAGCTGAACTGCCATAGAAATAATATTTCCTGTCTTCACGAGAAAGTAATTCCTTCTTGATTCCCTCGGAGTCCGGCTTTCATATAGGCGGTTGCTCTACCTTCAAAGAAGTTCTGGTGTTCAACACCCAGCACATCATCAAGCCAATCCAAGGGGTTGTCCTTTACGTTGTAATTAGGCTTCAGACCAAGCTGAAGCAGCCTACGATCTGCAATGTATTCAACATAGTCTGACATCTCTTTGCGTGTAAGGCCGGGGATGTCTCCCATCTCAAATACCAGATCCAAAAACTTTTGTTCTAGGTTTACCATATCCCTGCATGACTGATAGATTTCTTTCTTGAACTCATCAGTCCATATATCAATGTTTTCTTGTATAAACTCTCGGAAGAGCTTGGTCATAGCTTCAACGTGTAGAGATTCATCCTTGATGCTGTAGCTTACAATCTGGCCCATGCCCTTCATCTTACCAAAGCGTGGGAAGTTAAGAAGTATTACAAAGCTTGAAAACAACTGTAGCCCTTCTGTAAAAGCACTATAGACCGCTAGGTTCTTGGCGATAGACTTCTTATCTGTCTTGGAGATCTTCAGGTCATTGATATATTCATGCTTGTCTGACATCTCTTCATATTCTGAAAAAGCTTTGTACTCAACCTCTGGCATACCTACAGTGTCTAATAACAAGCTATAGGCGTGTTGATGTATAGACTCCATATTGGCGAAAGATCCCATCATCATACGAGCCTCAGGCTTCTTGAAGATACGCATATACCTATCTATATATCCTGCGCCTACATCTACATCTGACTGTGTAAAGAGTCTAAAGATCTGAGTCAGTAGATTCTTTTCTTGCTCTGTCATATCCTGCCAATCTTTTACATCGTTATGGAGTGGCACATCTTCAGGGAACCAGTGCATCTGATTCTGTTGGAAGTAGTAATCAAACATCCAAGGGTGATCAAAAGGTTTGTAGTAGTCGCGTGTTGATAATAAACTCACTTTTTCTCCTTAGGTTTTTCTATTCGTAGCTGACAGAAAGGACAATGCCACGCCTCATGGTAAATCGTTTTTGTTTCATCGTTATCGTCATAAAATAATATCTCAACCATCTTACAACCACAGTCGTCACATTGTTTGTATGACATCGTATTTGTACATATTAGTTATCATACCCGCAGGAATAACAATTGGTGTGTTGACTACTGATTTATCTTTGTCGTAGTAGTCAGTACATAATATAACGCACTTATCATTCTCAGTAACTAACCAACCCACAGTAGTCCTTGGTATTGGTTTAAGTTTCTTGGCCCTCTTTAAATCTACATCTTGGAAGTCTGTCCAAGCATCCTCCCATTTAACTTCTACAAGTATTCTATCCTTCACAGCTCAAGCACTCCCCTTCAGACAAGTTGATGCGCGGAATCTTAATGTTTACATTCTCAGCAGATCTTGCAGCGTCTGACCTGAGATAATACATAGACTTCAGATTCTTAGCACCCGCCCAGTGTACATCATTAACATACTGTAGATAGGCATTGTGTGTCTCTTGGTCAGCAGTAGACTTAGGAGGCACAAAGAATAGATTAACACTCTGGCTCTGACAGATATACTTCTGCCTGTTGACTGCATGTTCAACAATCCAAATTTGATTGATCTCAGGAGCTGTCTTGAATATTTCCCTAATCTCTTCAGACAGTTCTTCTATATGTTGAACAGAGCCATCATGGGCTGCAATATCTTTCCAAACCTTTTCACGTTCCTCTTTGGTAGGAAATACAGTTTTGAGTTCTTTCTCTAAGAATTTGTTCTTGACCCTGAAAGAACCTGAAAGAGTTTTATGTGTAAATGTGTTGGCCCTGAAAGGTTCAATAGATGGGCTAGTAACGCCGCAGATGATAGAGCTAGAGGCGTTAGGAGCTACAGCCATAAGGTGAGCATTCCTTCTACCACTGCCTATCATATCAGGAGCTTCACCACGCTCCTCAGCTAGTATACGTGAAGCAGCAGAAGCCCGATCTTTGATTAGAGAGAAAGATTTATGATTGAAAGAAGTAGCATACATGCTCTCAAAAGGTATACCTTTAGACTGTAGATAGCTATGAAAGCCCATAGCTCCTAGACCCAGAGATCTTTCACGATAAGCTGAGTAAGCAGCCTTAGAGTATCCAATCTTTACAGGGTCACAGCAGCTCTGAAACTCTTCAAAGCTTAGAGGTTTGTTTATCATGTACTCATTATTTGTAGGCCATTCTCCTACAGCATGATTTATAAAGTGTTGGATTACATTATCTAGCATTGTAATTAGGTCAGGTATAAATGTATCTACCGTAGACCAATCATCAAAGTATTCTAAATTAACACTAGACAAACAACAGACAGCAGTCCGTTCTTCGTTAGTAGCCAGCGTTATCTCAGAACATAAGTTGCTCTGCTTGATATCAAGTCCTAAAAGCTTCTGTTCATCTGGTAGATATTCATTACATCTATCTATGTTTACTATATAAGGCTCGCCTGTTTCTGCCCTAGTAGATATAAGCTGCCACCAAAGATCCCTAGCGGATACAGTCTTAATGGCTGTGTTAGTCTTGGGATCTATAAGTCTCCAATCGTCATCACGCTTAACTGCCTCCAGAAAGGCATCGTTAATATTGACACCATTGTGTAAGTTTAAACATTTCCTATTTATATCGCCGCCTGTTGTCTTACGCATTGATATAAACTCTTCAATCTCTGGATGAGAGATATCCATATAGGCAGCATAGCTTCCTCTGCGGGTAATACCCTGATTGAAAGCTAGCATCTGACTATCAACTACGTGCATGAATGGGATAGAACCAGTAGATTTACTGCCGTTAGAAGTATCCACGCCATTACTACGGATATCACCCCAGTATCCACCGATGCCTCCACCTCCACTAGCAAGCCATACGTTCTCATCATAATGAGCAGATAGACCATGACGGGAGTCAGGAACATAATTAAGAAAGCAACTGATAGGAAGGCCACGGCTTGTACCCCCGTTACTAAGGATAGGAGTGCTAAACATAAACCAAAGTAGGCTACTATAGTCATAAAGCCGTTGTGCCAAAGCATAGTCAGTAGTTTCATTATAAGTTGCTCCAAATATAGCTGCTCTTGCGAAAGCTTCTTGAGCATGATCTTCATCAGCCCAGAAGTATCTGTCTTTTAAAGTAGCGATTGCAAAATCACCAAGTAGAGACTCTCTAGAATAATCTATCTTGATTCCCTTGTAGTCTTGTACGCCAATTTTAGTTGTCATTCTAATGATCCTTTAAATGATCTAGGTAAGGTTCCTCTTTTACCTTACATCCAGTTTTTTCTATGTACTTAATAAGTCTATCTTCGTACCATCGTGCTTTATATAAATCTTCTATGCCATTCTTATAGCGAAAACGCCACCTGTACTTCAGGCTGTTGCCACGTAAGTAGCCTACAAACTCTTCTGCTGTAAGCATACTCTCAATGGCTTCAATACATTCCACACCACCTTTGTTGTAGTGAGGCGGGTTGTTTACATTATCAGTCAAAATCTCTGCTCCTTCCTATTTCTTTGCCTTCAAATTTACAGCTAATTCCACCATCAGGACAATATGAATCATCATCTTCTAGAGACAATTTCATAGGTACAATCATCTCATTTTTAGTTAAAACTAAACTTCTTCCCGACACCAAATAAAAACATTCAAAAAATATATCTATGAATTGATCTTGCATGTTATATGGCCGCCAAGATTCCTTCTTTTTTTGTTGATAAGTTTTAGTATCAGCTATATATCTATAAAATATAATTGGAGACTTACCATTCTCTAGTCTAAATATAAAACGGCCCGGTATATTTTTAGTGTTTAAATTCGTAATAGCATCTACAATTTTTATTGGTGCTTTCATTCTTGCTCCTTATCTATATCAAAGTATTCTTCTTTGAACCTCTCGCTTTCTCTGTATTCTTTGTCTATCCAATCATCAGGAATACTTTCTTCGCTGTACCACTTGAAGCCATTAGCTCCGGCCCACTCACCATGACTTCTCTTGGTTCCATCCTTACGGCGTTTGGCCTGAGGCATTGGAGCATTGGGATCAGCAAAAAGAAACACTAGCTCCATGTTAGGAGGTAGCATTTTCTTTATCCAAATGTACTTGCTGTATTCTGAATAATCCCAGAAACGGCCTTTAGATTCAATGAGATAAGTCTTGCGTCCTATCTTCTTACTAAAGTCTGGGTGATATACATGATTAACTACATAAGGAATCTTTCTGTCATGATGCTTCCACCCCTTCAGGAGGCCATGATGCAGATTGTATTCCCATATAGAGTCATAGTTGGTAGGTACATTCTTCTCTACAGGACGCTGTACTCTACGTTTTCTATAACCCTTCCTGACCTTTGATTTTTTCAATGTAATGTACTCTCAAGTCTAAAAGCTAATTCGTAGTCTGCAAGATCACAGATTCTTTCAATCACAGAGTCTGGGACTTCAGAGATGTCAGCATTCTTAGACAACAAGAAAGCACTAGTAGCAACAATCAAATGTGCTAGGTCAACACTATCCAGATTTTCTACCATTTATATTATCCACGCCAGATGCTTTGACCTGCTTGATGAACCACCTATAGGTATTCGGCATTAAACGCATCTGTCCTTCGTTCATGATATGAGTTTGCTTAGGCATAAGACCCATGAAGTTATCTTTGGTTATCTTCTCTGTCTCTTCTTTACTGACTAGGGTTTTGAGCCAGCCAAAAGCTAGGTCTTTAGCAAGCCGCCTAGCCAGTTTACTTTTTCTACCGTTCATAGTATCTCTTCTACGTTAGGCTCTTTGACTACCTTGGTGAAATAGGTAACCCCTTTGGCATATCTAAAACCTCTAAGACCTGTCCCATCGTTAGCGTCAGCATGACATACAAACTTATGGGGACAGTAAGAGCAACCCCGATTTAGTTTCATGTTGCCTTTAGCTCCCTCTGGTACATCATCATAACACTTTGCAGGAGGTTCATCAGCTTTTAAAGATTTCTTGAGAGAGCTTATACGCTTCTTTGTATCTATCTTATCAAAATCATCAGGAGCATAGAAAGCCAGTTCACCTGTCTCCTTGTTGATTGTAAGGAATCCGCCATGCTTAGTGCCTTCAGCCTGTTCGTACCCAGATATCTGAGCTATATAACCAAAAGGATCATCGTCTGGCAGAGTACCATATTTAAATTTCTTAAAGGCGTAGGATGATGCGGTCTTAACATCTACAACCTCGCCATCTATCTTACAGTCTATGTGTCCTTTGACACCGCCAACCTCTACTTCTTTCTGCTCATCTGTTACATCGTGGCCTGACAGCCTAGCTAACATAAGAACTACTTCTTCAAGGATGTGTCCATAGAGAAACTTGATCATCGTACTAGGGGCAACAGAAGAATTATTCTCTTCCCTGTTGTCATACCAAAGCTGACGGGCAGGTTTACCTACGTTAGACATACGCAGAGTAAAGTTAGAGTCTCTGGCCGTAGGCTTGGCCCAGTGACGTAATATGTTTTTCATATCATCGCCAAACTTATCTATCTCTTCTTCAGATAGATCCAGAGGCTCTCCATCACAGAGAGGTTTCAGATTCTCGTATATATCTTCTACTATATTCTGTGGTGATTTCATTTTCTGTGCCTGACAAAACGACACTTACGTGTCTCTGAGTTGTAGTGTAAATACTGTACGCCTAGTTCTTTTTGTAATTCTGTTTTTGCTGATAGCCTTCCATCCTTGTAAGACTTAACATCTATCAGCGTTATCTTTCCTTCGGGAGAGAGAGCAACAATGTCAACTGGGCCTGTGCAGCCACAGTTTTTAAAGACATGATAGCCGTTATCCCACAACCAAGTGATAGCATAATGCTCTGCTAGATCACCTATTCTGTTCGGCTCATGTTTAGTCTTCATCTAAGTCAACCTCATCTTTAGATATCCGCATACCATGATACTCTGGCCACGGATCACTTTGTTTTACTTCTAAGCAATATTTAAAGCTTCCTGATGCAATTTTATCTGGTACATAAACACCATCAGAAACATACATATTTCCCCATAAAGTAAATCTCTCAGTGTGTTTCACTCCAGTTGTCTCCTATTTTATATTCTCCATCTAGAGGACAGTTGAGTCCAAGGTCTATACCTGCTTGTATAATAGACTCAACACCTGCCTTACCTACTTCTTCTGCGTACTGCTCTGGTACTTCTACCTGCCATTCATCATGAACATTACCAACAACAACAGCACCGTACTTCTGTATCTTCTCATGAAACAGAATCAATCCCTGTTTCATAACGATAGCACCGCCTCCTTGTAACAGAGCATTCAGTGCGCTGTGCTGTGATCTAACTTTAATCTTGCGTCCATCTAATCCTTTGAGGAATCCTTTGTATGCAGCTCTTGATACTTTAGCGATAAGAGTTCTAAATGATGGGAGATTATTAAGGAAAGTGTCTCTAAGTCGTTTGCCGTCTTTCTTGCTTCCTCCAACCACTGTCCCAATCTTTTCATCTCCTGCTCCGTATATGAGTGCATAGATGAATGTCTTTGCCTGATTTCTTGATTCAAGACCTGCAAGTCGTTGGTTAGCTGTGTGTATGTCTCCATTGAGAATTTCATCTATAAATCCTTCATCATTCATGTAGTGAGCCAACATCCTCAACTCAAGGCCACTGGCATCAATACCTACTAGCTTGTGTTTAGGAGGAACTACCCAACAGGCCCTACATTCCTCACCATAAGGAGCGGAACAGTTAGGAACTTGAGCCATGTTGGGGTTCCTGTGAGTCATTCTACCAGTAACAGTACCATTATGGTTAACAAATCCATGAACTCTGCCATCCTTACCTAGCTCCTTGAACCATGAATTTATCTGAGATATCCGTTTCTGTAACATAAGATATCTACCTATCAACGCTGCCTCTGGTATATTTTTTACGTTAGATAATATCTTTTCATCAACCATTGGCTGACCAGTAGGAGTAAACTTCTTAGGCTTCCAACCAAACTCCTGTAGATATTCTCCTATCTGTTTACGTGAGCCTAGATTAAACTCTATTCTCTTCTCACGTATGATAGATCCTTTACGACATATTTCTTTGTAGTCATCTGGGGTAAGCCTTACGCCTTTACCCTGTAAGGTTTCACCCATCTTAGATACCTTACCTGTCTTGGTCTGACGTTTAAATATTTCTATTCTTTCTACCTTAGGTTTGAATCGCTTCTTAACTTCAGCAGTCACCAGCTCCACCTCTTCGGTTAGCTCTGACAGCAAAAGGGAGGCGGCTCTCTGATCAAACAAGAAACCATGTTCTTCCTGTTCTTTAAGGATGTTAGCTACTTTGTTCTCTATATCTATAGACTGCTTAGAGAAACCCGCAGCTTCCTTACGTAATTCAAAATAAACTTTCTTATTAAGAATAACATCACTGGTACATCTGGCCATCATCTCAGGGCTATAGGCTGTAAAATCATCGTAGCCACTCTTAGAGAAACCTACTGTCTCACCCCATTGCTTGAGACTATGACCGCCTTCACGTACTGGATTGAACAATCTTGAAATGATCAGAGTATCTACCAACTTCTTATCTGATAGATCTACGCCGCACATCCTGTATATCCAAGGCACATCATAGTTAATAATATTGTGACCGATAAGCTTATCAGCCTGTTGTAATAGTTTGACTCCTTCATCTATTTGGTTAGGGCCGAACTCATAAACAGTAGAACTGTCCAGATCTACAGCAGAAATACACCATATAACAGTAACATCTGTTACTCCATCTGTCTCAATATCAAAAACTAATGATTTCATAATGCTTCATCCGCATCTTCTAGCTCATCTTCGTAGTCAATTATCTCAGATAATCTACCTGTTTCTTTATCATACATCAGATGAGTTGCCATCCCCACATCTCCAGTATACCTAGACTTCAGTACTCTAACGTGGGTTGTGTTGGCCTCGTTAGGATCATCAGACTGTTGGTTGCGCTCCAAAGCTAGTACACAATCTGATAGCTGTGCAATAGACTGAGAGCCTCTGAGGTGACTGAGATTAACAGTAACACCATTCTCGTGGCCTCTGTTACCCTCAATCCTCTTGAGGTGAGATACAAGAATCAAACCCGCATTTGTTTCTTCAACAATAGACCGGAGCTTGTGCATTATTGTATCAATAGTTCTTCGCTCATCGCCATCAGCACTAGCCGACAGTAGCATATGTAAGTGATCTACTACTACCCACTTACAATCCAAACCAACAATCATGTATCTGACCTTGGCAAAGATCTCATCAATGTCGTTAGATCCAAAGTGCGAGTGAATCCAAACACGATCATTACCAAAGAGATTAGCTAACATAGTATCTAGCTGCTCCTTAGGATATTCTTTTCTGATGTGATCAATGTATAGTCTGGCGTTAGCCTCAATGGATACCAGACAGTCAGCAGTTTTATAGTAATCCTCCTCAAGAGCTATGATACCTACATTGTCCTGAGTGTTCTTTATAAGCCAGTGTTCTAGTTCTCTGGTGATACTAGACTTCCCTAGACCAGTGCCACCTGTCACAGTAACAAGCTCTCCGGTTCTGAGTCCATAAAGCTTTTCGTTCAGACCATGCCAAGGATAAGGGATAGATTCTTTTTCAGGGCGATCATGATATTTAGATAAAATATCTTTAGCACTCATGATGCCGGAGGGAGTATAAGTCTTAGAAGCCCACCAAGCTATAGTGTATGCTTTATGATTACCGCTACGCAGCATATCATTAGCATCTTTAAACTCTTCGGGTAGGCTCAAGATCAAGGCTTTGCCGGGGGTAAATAACCTAGCAGCCTTTCTTGCAGCTTCTCTGCCCGAAGTATCGCTATCAAAGTTGATAACAATCTTCTCAAACTTCTCCAAGAACTCTAAAGATGATTTGATATCTCTGACTGCACCAGCAGCACCGTTCTTCAGAGAAACTACAGGCCATTTAGATCCTAGAAGTTCATAAGCTGCCATAGCATCACACTCACCCTCAGTGATAGTGATGTACTTGCCCCCTTCTTGAAACAGTTGTTGGCCAAACAAACCAGTGCCGGTAGAAGAACCTTGCCAAAAGAATGTCTTGTTTGTATCTCTGAGCTTGAAAGCACCTATCTCATTGACGTTGTAGTAGGGATAGATATGAGTATCTACATCGCCTTTGGAGTTAAGGATAGATTTAACGCCATACTTCTTCGCGGTATCAAGTGAGATACTTCTATCTGTCAGGGCATTGAAGGAACCATCGGAAGTATTAACAGAGTTATTTTTATATGTCTTAAACTCTATTGGGGTTGGTGAAATACTGTTGTCGTGATTAGGAATTAACTTATCACAACTGAAACAGTACATTGATCCATCTTCATTTAAAGATGCTGGATCACTCCCGCCACATTCAGGGCAGGGTAAATGTGTTTTAACGAATGCCATTTTTGCTCCTTAAAAAAATGGGGAGCCGAAACTCCCCTAATCAACAGCACACAACTAACTACGAACATAAGCCTCATTTTCAGGAGTGTCAGGATCATCGGGAATAAATTTACCATCTTCATCCCTAGCTCTTTCATATTTAATCTTTGTATCGTCATTACACTCAGTCCCAAGCTGTGCTTTAAACCACTCAAGCGCAGCCTTCTTGGACTCAATATCATCTGACAGAGACTTGATATCACCTATCAGCTTCTGAGCTAACACAAAGATATGTTGGTTCTGTAGTGACATCTTGGAGACATCAAAGTCTCCATCATCGGTTTTGAATACTGTCATAGCTCATCCTCAAGGGAATCTTCTACATCAAACTCATCACCAACCCCACCACTGGAGTACGGAACCAGATCAAGAACCTGCATAGCTAGAAACTCAAGACCTTGGTAAGTCTTACCACCTCTATCCATCTCCCATTCACGATACTGAACCTTGACCTTTGAGCCGTTACCAACTTCGGAATCAATCTCATTCTTCATTCGATCATAGAGTTTAGGAGGTTCTCTAGTTCCCTTTGGCCCACCATTCACCTTTCTTTTGATGATAATAGCAGGGCCTTCATCCATGTCTTTGACCTTGAATCCACGGCGTTTGAAATCCGCAGCAGTGCCATCGTCAACCACAAGATTAACACTATACACTGGTTCATAAGTTGTATTAGGGCGTTTAACACTAGCCCAGTAAGCAGTACCTTCTACTATAGCCATTTATAGCTCCTCTTTAGCTTTATTGTAAAAATATCTGTGACCTGCCCAGAACAAAAAGGAAAGTATCACGTTCTCAATAGTGGATGGTAGCACACCTGTTCGGCTTTGTAAATCCACTAGCTCAATCACCTCTACCAACAACAGAATAGCAAAGGTATAGAACCCTAGTATAAATAAACCTCCACCCAACATCAAGGACTTGGCTTTCATTGAGCCTTTCATTGTTGCATCCTTCAGCGTTGTGAAGTAATCTTTGATTTCTGAAAAGGGATCAAGATTATCTGTACTCATTTAGTGTCTCCAATGATTATAAATTTTCCAATATCAATAGTTAGTAATGGCTCTACATCCTGCCAATCGTTGCGATCATAACGGCCTCCGATATTAATGTCAATATTATCATCCTCAATATCATCAAGACAGATATACCCGCTAGTATCTGACCATCTAACACAGAGGTAAGTATGTATATTTAAAGATCTATAAATCTCTTTAGCTTTTAAAAATTTAGATAAAGATATTATATAAGTAGGATAAGTATTATGTTTACATCTACGTTCTTTTAGTTCTAAAAAGAACTTAGGCTTATAGTTTCTAAGATCTAAAGCTATGAAGTCTAATCCATATTGGATAGGTAACTTTTTTAAATTAACTTTAAAATATTTCTCTAAGTCTTTAGCAAAGTGTTTCTCAGCAGCTAAAGACTGTTTATTTTCGTATAGTTTTCTAGGCATAGAGTTTCTCCCAGTTACGGGGTTTACGTTTCTTACCATCAGCCAAGGCCCTGTAGAAAGCATCGGAACTTGCAGCCTTCCAATACATATTCTTTAGTATCTCTCGGCCCTGCTTGATTCGTATTTTTTTCTTGTAATAACCACCATGTACAGGTTTAACATGAATAAACTTACTGCCTATACTTATTTCACAGAGCCTCCAACCCTCATAGTAATACCAAGTTGTTACTTTATTACCCATCTTTGGAGAAAGTAAAAAGTCTTTTAAGTCTAGATGTTCCTGCATTGTTGCGCTCCTTAGTGTGTACTTTGTGCCACATATCAAAATACTTTTTATTCATAACAAAGTCATCGTATTCTTTATTACTAAATACTGGTACTCTATGAAGTAACTCGTGCTGAGTATAATTACTAGCCATTAAACCACTCCGGTATAGGTCTGTTAGTCCATTTAGCAAAGTGTTTCGTATGGTAATAGTCTCGGTAACACTCAATGTTACAATCCGAAACCTTATTCTCATCGGGCATTGCTAAAGTTGGAGGCGTGAATGCTCCTATCTCTATGTTATCTGGCGGTTCATGCAGAAGATCTTTAAGCTCTGAACATTTATGAACTTTGTCGTATCTATAAGTATACTCATCAAGACAAGCCTCAAACAAATCATCTAACCAAACATAGTTACTAATATTTTCACGACACCAAACAGCCGAAGGATGATTGATATGTGTAGCTTGATACAGTTTAGATCTCGGCCCATCAAGGTGAAAGCGGTTTACCATACGGCCAGAGCGTCTTGATGGTTCGTAATACTGATCACCATCAAGCATTCTGTGAGCCGTAGATAATAACTGAGCATACTCAAGTATCATCTTGACTACGTGTTTGTCACAATGCTGCTTGGCACACTCCTTAGGATTCTGATCTAGATAGAATATATTCATACCGGATGGCCCTCATCAGCAGTTACCCATTGCTCTGTGTCTTTGTCATAAACAACATTAAGAACATCTAATATTGTAGTCATAGCTTCCTCCATATCATTAACATACATATGATCAAAGAGATCATCTAAGGCTTGACCAAGAGTCATAGGCTTTACAAACTTACTTATAATTTTATTAGATTCTGTGTGGTCTGGTGCTTTCATGGCTTGCTCCTTTGATTTAAATATGCTGTAAGCATTATGGGTAAAAGACTATCTAGCTCTTCTTTTCCGCTAACCTGCTCCCACGGCATGAGTTTTTCTCTATCACTCTTTGCATAGACTGCCAACTCATCTTCAACCAACTGAATAAAACTGCCTATGAAAGATCTTGAAGGGAGTGGTGCGCCAATCTTTACAAAATTATAAGCCACCCAATCATCTATTTCATGATAAAACTTCTCTCTTTCCATCTTGTTGTCGCTCCTCAATATAATAAATTACTTCATCTAGATAAGTAAAAAACTTTATGTCTTCAGTACACTCAAAGGGACACCCAATAAGGGCATCCCTGAGAGTAATTAGATCTTGTAGTGTACTTTCTTTTACCATTATGCAGCCTGTCGAAAGTAGTAATCATTAGATATGACCTTAGAAACCTTGTTAGCTCTACGGTTCTGTAAGGTTACAACAGGGGATGATGTCTTCTTCATAGCCGGAGCATGAGTGGCCCAATCAGTCAGAGCATTATAAACTGCCCACAGATTATTACCCTGACGGCGAGAGTAAGTTTCTGTAAACACTCTCCATAGATACAGATAGTTTCTGTTCTTGGCAGCATTCTCATCACTCAGATCAATACCTGCCGCAGAACTGAAGATAACTTCAATAAGCTGTTGAGATGGGACAGTCTGATACCAGATTTTCCAGAGTTCATTCTGCTGCATCATGATCTCTAGACCTTTACCAACAATCTGCGCTCCCTGATGGATATCTAGCTGGCGAGTATGTCTAGATTTATATATTGTAGAACTACCCTCTGTAAATATCTGACCATTCATACAGGCTGACTGTCTGGCTCCTGCTGATAACATGAAACTAAACAGACCATCAAAGCTATTAACTCCCAGAAAACTCAAGGCAGCGGTGTCACCATCAGGAGTTTGTAAAGACTGATTAGGCAGAGTGTGTTTTACATAACACCTAGCACCGTTACGATCAGTAACAATCTTCTCTATAATTCCATCAGTATTCAAACCACTACGAGCAATGATAGCTCTTTGATTGTCAATCATCTCTCTGTGGTTGATAGCTTTGTATCTAGGGCCAACAACACCTAGACACTGATTGGTATCAGTACGAACAACAGCAAGTTTATTTACTATTGAAGACTGTAAGGGATCAACAGGAGATTCCCTGAAGTTAAAGTACAAAGGCTTCATCGCAATATCAAAATCTGCATCGCCGTAAGGCAGGTAAGAAAGATTGTTGCTGTACAAATTGATTACATTTTCCATAGTTGTTGCTCCTTAGTCTAAGATTTCTACAGGTTGTTGAGTTTCTATCCAAACTTTAGCACCACATGACAATGGTTTGTCAGGTGAATACTTCAGCTCTCCATCTACAAACTTAACACGATTACAGTAAGTGTTTGATTTGTAAGTCTTTACAGTTAACACAGGCTTGTTAGCTCCTTTAGCATTGGCCCTGATGTTGTGTTGATTAACGTGAATTATTGTTTTCATTTAATATATCCTCTGCCATTTCATTTGCTATTTCTTTAGCTCTATCTAGACTAGAAGTTGTAATTATTTCTTCATGAAAAGATGAACTAACCTCATAATATGTGAAGGGTCTGCCCTCAAACTCATCCATTACTGGCTCTATATTTATTTTAAACACTAGTGGATTGCTCCATCAAATCGGGGTCGTTGTGCTGCTTCATCAACAGATTCAATACAAACTTCAGTAACTTTTTGTACAAAATCCTCATCATTTTCGTCTAAATCTTGATGAACTTGGTGGTGTAGTGTAGATAGAGCAATCAAACCTATCCTCATATCTACATTGTGTTTATCTAATGCTCTGGCTAGAGCAATCCTAGCTTCTTCAACATTCTCTAATAATTCACTCATGAATTGTTCTGCTTCGGTTCGGTCTGTCATGGTCGGCTCCTTGTAAGGTTTTATAAAGGTCTTTCACTACGTAAAAGACCTTTTAAAACTTATTAAAATATTTTTTATTAATATCTTTTCTAATCTTTACAACTTCAGGGGACATCGGAAGCTTGGTAACTTCACCACCTTTCTTAAAATAATTATCCATATCTTTATGGAGTTGGTCTATATATTTATTTTTATCAAATGAATTAGTCATACATTGTAACTCCTTAGTGCCACAGATAGGCAACAGTCTTAGTTGATTTATCCCAACAACTCCGGCAGCTACCACATTTACCATTGTTATCAGGCTTGGTACACTTCTTAACATTGACAGGAGCTTGGCTCCAATCCTGAACTATTGTAGAAGTACAATCACCTTCAATGATTTCGCCATTGATACCATCAGATGACCAACGAACTACAACATTATCCAAGCTTTGCATCTCTTTGAGAACAGGTAAAAACTTCTTGAACTTATGTTGTCTGGTAGGAAACCAGTGGTTAGTGTTTGGAGTACGCTTCATAACCTCCAGTATTTTTCTAGCTAAATCAATATGATAGCAATCACCGCTATCAAACCACCTGAAGTATCTAACATTGTCAACTTCCTGAACCATAACATCTATCCAATCATCATGTTTCCAATCTTCTTTGTTATGATCTCGGACAGCTTTTACAGTAGGCATTCTGTAAAAACCTTTGGCGGCATAGCAAGTAGAGCAAGCATCTACTAACTCACCATCAGTATCTATAGATCCGGGGCAAGTAGTCCTAGCTTCAAGCGACCAACTAAGTCCCGGCATTGCCGAAGTCCTAGAGAACTTCGGCGTTGCTGAAATGTTTTTAAGTTTAATCATCGGATTTTGAATGCTCGGCATCTAAATGCTCCTTGATTGCTTGTTCTACAGAGTCTCTAAGTTTATGAAGAAACTCATAGACAGTAGTCTTTTTCTGGCCTTCACCAAGAAACATAGTGAATTCAAACTTTTCATCATTAGTATTTCTAACAGTAAGTTCTATCCAGTTATAGTCATACTGTGGAATTTCTACTGATATATCTGTGATTCTATGCAGCGATATTTCTTTAAGCATCTTCAGCTCCTGTAAGTATTCCAGTTATAGTTTCTTCATATGTATATCTCAAACCTTCTTGAGATTCGTTGAAGTCGGTGTAAATTTTATCTAATAAAGTATCTAGTCTATCTTGTATGTCACAGACAGCATCATTTAACTGCCCACCTAAAAGTATCATGTCCTGCTTATCTTTGTCGTAAGTAAAATGATATAAAAATGTGAGACTGACACAGCGTTTCGCCTCGTCTCTGGTCATGGTCGGCTCCTTTTAGATTTATGAAGGTCTTTCACAACGTAAAAGACCTTCTAAATCTTTTAAATAAATTATAATAAATCCTTTAACTCTACAGGTCTTTGTTCTAACTCAATACCTAGCTGTCTAATCCAGTAAACTTTCTCAAGCGGAATAGTTTTAGTATTCATGAGATTTACAAGTGACCTAGAAACATCACAGTCTGGATAGATTTTATCTACGCCATAGATATTTTTAACTTTAATATATGCTTTCATATTAAACCTCCTGAAGAAGTTGTCGGTGAGTTTCAACGTGCTGCTTAAACTGCTCATTGTTCATCATGGCAGTAATAGAAATAATATCTACATTCTGAAACTTGGGATCGTTTTGAATTGACTGTAGTTCTTTGAAAAGATCAGTGCTGTAACGGCTCATGGTCGCTCCTTGGCTTGGCGGCCTTTTAGATTTATGAAGGTCTTTCACAACGTAAAAGACCTTCTAAATCTTTTAAATATTATTAAACTCTGTTCGGAGTT